CTTCCGGGTTTAGGTAAGCTAAACAACCCCAACCACAATAATATTTTTGATTTATTGTGCTATGATATAAAGTATAATGTACGTGCCTTATATTTAAAATAACGTCTCCATTTTTTTCTACAAAAACAGAAACATTACATAAACCATCCCCATTAGTTAATTCACTAGGAATGATTAGAGGTATAAGATCTCCTCCATGTTGTTTAGATAATTTAGTAAGATTATTTAGCATTATCTATAATGTGTTCCACCAACCCAAAGTACAAAAGATTTTCTAGTACCTTTAGTTACAGTAGTTACTCTATGCATCATATAAGAAGGGAAAATAAAAACAGAACCTGCTCCCCTATGAGCAGTAATAGGGTCTTTTCCTCCCTGCCAATATTCTAAATCTCCTCCTTCATATGCTTCAGCATCTGATAATTGTACCGTTACAGAAACTTTTCTTTTTGATAACATTCCAGGACCTATATCTTGGTGCCAGTCATACTTTCCCTTTTTAGACGCATAATATTCAGTATATTGAATTGCTTCTGGCATAGATTCTAACTCAAATCTCCATAAATTATTATTAGCTTCCATTATATAATTACTTAATTTTTCATATAACCACCACCAATCTCCAGGACCATTTTGGTGAAGCCACTTAATGGAAGATGATCTTACATCAGATACTTCTCCACCTACTGTTGTAGCAGTTTCAAAAGGAACTTCTGCAACACTTTGTTCAATTAATGCTAATTCGTCCTCATTAAAACCATTTTTATAAAAATAATAGTTTTGAGAATCGTTTTCGGGTCTGTCAAAATTATAACTTGCGTACATATTAAATATATTTAAAAAATGATTGATACCATTCAAATTCTTTATCTATTTCCTTACAAATTTCAGGACCTAGAATATCATAAGTATCATCATTGGGTAATTTTAGGTTATTTCTTATTTTATGGTCTCCAAAGGGTAAAGTTAAAGTATCATTTTCATGAGTAACTTGTTCTATATTATCGAATGTATGACTAAAATATGGAATATCCAAATGATGGTACACATCTTTCAATATATCTTCTGGTGCCTCACAAAAATCTTCAAATCTTAAAAAGATAATATGCTTAGCTAAGTCCCTATCAAAACAATCTTTTAATCCCTTCCATGCTTGGTCTAAAGGTAATGTTTGTGAATATGCCTGGACTCTATCAAAGGTGCATAATCCAGCTCTTTTAGCCTCAAAATTATGAAGTATTTCTGGATGTGCTCTGTATCTTTTTTCTAATGAACACATAATTCCTTTCATATCTCTAACCATACAAATAGCTTTTGGTTTTTTATAGATTTCAGACAATATATCCATATGGTTAAGCCAACCTCTAGATTTATCTATAAAATATTTTTTACCATCAACACTAGAAGCTAAACTTTCCATCCCACCTTTAATGAATTTAAGAAAATGTTTTTTCCAATCATAATGATCAGAACCTTTAAATTCAACATTTTCAGTATAACCTTTTTTAGCTGTATGAATTAAATGAACTAATCCTGATGTGGGTGTAGCATGCATATCAGGGTTTTGGGCTAATACATTTTGTAATAGAGTGCTACCCGCTCTAGGCATGGAACAATTAAAAATTAGTTGTTTTTTCATTGAATTAAATTTAAAATATCCTCAAAATTAAACATTTCATGTGGTGAATAATAAGGATTTTCATGATCTTGCTCATGAAAGCCATAATCAAATAAATATGAACCTATTAGCTGGCTAGCTATTTTAGGAGACCTAGCAATTACATTTTTATGAAAATCTAAATACCCAAATTGTTTAGGTGAAGTACCTATCCATAAAACTAAAGATCTTTTATTAAATGCCGCTGCGGCATGTTGCAAACATGAATCAATAAGAACCCTCTGTTCTGATGCCCCTACTAAAGCAAATAATTCATAATTAGATAAGGGATAATCTACTACTTCAACTCCAGGCAATTTGTATCCCCCAGGTCTAGTTACTTGAATAACATGATATTTTTGGCCAAATTTCATTGCAAAAGCTTGAGCTAATTCTTCGGGCATATCTCTACACCAATCATAATATCTATGTTTATGTGAGTCTTCGGGACCTCCCCCTGTATGTAATAATAATATAGGTTTATTTCTTCTCCATTTTTCTATATATTTTGCCTGGGAGTAGTTTATAGGGACATTTAAAATATAGTTATAATTTTCTTGGTCTTCTAAACCTAAAACCTTTCTCCAACTATCTAATAAAGATGTTTCTCCTTTTATATGTAGTTCAGTATTATAAGGATCTTCTTTAAATATTATACTATCTTTATCTTTTATATAATCCTGGTAGAAATATTGAGTTTTATTTAAATTATAAACTCTATAAACATTTCTATTATTTAAAAATACTTGGGGATGAGAAGCTACTATTATTAATTTTCTTTTTGGGTATTTAAATAGTAAAGGATCAATAAGTTGAGTAGCAACAATATTTTTACCTAATCCACCTTCTACATGAAAAATCATATACTTTTCCTTATTTCTACCTTTCATAGAAGGAATGTTATCATTTTTATTGGGCGTATTAGGAAATTGTTGTTTACTAGGATCAATCTCATGGTATACAACGTATGGTTTTTTATTTTTCTTGGACATTAGCTTGTAATTTAAAACTTAAATAATTAATATTTTTTTTACTTTTATTTTCTGAAAAACTTAAGTTTATAAATGGGGGATATATTATTAATCTTCCGGGTTTAAATATTATAGTTCTATATGGTATTGTATATTGTGAATCAAAAGAATCTGATTTTAAACTATAATTATTAGGGTTATGAAATTGAGCATGTGGGTTATCTATATCTCCTTCTCCATAATAAAATAATCCATTTAAATATGTTGTTTTAGTACTTTTAATTATTACTTTATTTTTTTTAGTAAATTTTAATAATTTAGAGTTAGATATTTTAACGTTTTCAGGGCTATGTTTTAATAATTGATTAGAATAGTTTATTGATGTTTGAAGGAAAAAATAACTTAATTCATATAATTCTTTATTATGTAATATATTATTAGAAGGTAAAGCATCTAAATGTTCTATGGCACTAGAAAGATATCCAGGTACATCTATAGTAAATAAAGGACTAGGAAATTCTTCCCAAACTTTATAATTTATCTCCTTTTTTGTTCTCATTATTTATTTTATAAGTAAACCAACCTGTTAATATATATTTTTCTTCATATGGAGCTATAATACCATAATGAGGATGAGTAATACCTGCTGGCCATAAAACTATTTTTCCTTTTTCTGGGGTACAATATGTATTTTGATATGGAAATGCTGTTTCCCCCTTTTGATTTACATTATTTAAATAAATCATCCAAGTTAATACTCTATTTGATGTATCAATAGCCCCAGATTCAATATGAATATTTGGATAACCCTCTCCAGGTTTATAATACTGCATATTAAAATAGGGATATATTTCTAATTGGCTACACCATTGGTTAGTTTTAAACCTAATATTCCAATCTTCTAAAGCACCATATAAGGTGTCAACTACATTATTTAATATAGGCCCCCATTTTTTTCTTTTTTGAAAAGATGGATCAAAACAAATATCAGTGGATATTTTAATAGCATTTTTTCTTTCTTTTTCTATTAATTTTTTATCCCCCGATGCCTTTGCTTTAGATAATCCTAACCATGCTCCTTCTTCATGTAGCTTAGGAGAATTTTGAAAAGTTTTAATTAATTTTTTACAATCTTTAGAACTTAAACCTTTATGTTTTTGATATATAAAATTTATCATTTTTTATTTCTTGCCCAAGCGTTTTTTTGATTTTCTTCCAATTGGTTTTCCTGTAACTTGGGGACATCCTTACCTTCTAATTGGTTTAATTGTTTATAACTTAATAATTCTCCTTTATCATTAGTTAATTCCTTAGCGGATTTAATCATTCCTCTAGTTGTCATAACATCAGCCATATCACTACCAGGTCCTAATGCTTTAAGTCTATTTTCAAAATGTGCTCTTAAAGAATCAGCTTGGTGTACATTACAATCTTGAGTATTAAAAGTTCCATCATCTAAATCGGTACAAATATCCGACCACATTTTAATTTCTCTTACTTGATCTTTTATTTCGGAATTTCTTATTATTTTATTAAACTCCATTTCTTCTAGTAAAATTTGAAGTTTTAAAATTTTATGTTTATATTTTTCTTTATTTTTTTTAGAAAATTTTTCAATTAATGCTTTTGTTTCGGATATTTTTACTAAATTTCTTTTAACAGAAAAACTTCCACGTACTATAGTTTCCATAGCACTAGTTAATTCTCTTACAGATTGCCAGTATTTAGATGCCTTAGTTGGATGCTTGGAATCATTTAAAACAGATAAATGGGCCTCAGTTTTAGTTCTAAAAATTTGTCTTTTTCTCCAATAATCACCTAATTGGTCTTGAATATCAGATAAAGTTTTTCTATCATCTTTATCTAAAATACTTAAAGATCCTGGGATTGCCTTTTCGGCTGATAAATTGTGGTTGATTAATTTATTATAATCTATATTTTCCATATAACTAGATTTGATTAATAATGTAACAATTTTTATTTAAATTTCCAAATAATTTTATAAATTATGAAACATATTCTTGTGTATTAGTAATAGGAAAAGTTTCACATCCTCCAGTTACTGTAAATACAGTACAACATCCTGCACCTTGGCCAAATTGTCTGCAACAAGAAGAATTACAAGAAGTAGACCAAGATAAACCATTAAATAACATAGCATTAGCACATCTAGTTTGATTATCTACATTAGTACATTGAACACCAAATATATTAGTTGGAGAACCAAAAGCTAGTACCGCAGCATTAGATACATTACCTCCTGCATTAGCACCAAATCTACCAGAACCTATAGCACCAGAATTACTCCAACTAGTACCATTATATTCTCTAGTAGTAGCATTAGCATAATTAGTAGATAAATCTCCTATTAAACCAGCGGAATTTTGGCTACCCCATGATGGTCCTCTCCTAAAATAACCTGAAACGAATCCACCATTACCCCAAGTACTACCATTATATTCATAAGTAGCACCATTTGGAAAACCAGTATAAATACCATGATAAGATATTGAATAAAAAGAATAACCCGCAGTTCCTAAAGCTGAATTTTGACTGTTACCAGCCCCAGATGTATCAAAAGCATAACCTGGTAGATTACCACCAGAAGACCAACTATTACCACTATATTCACAAGTTTGTCTTGTACCTCCTCCGGAGGCAAACGCGCCACCACATCCTGAAGTACGAGCAAACCATATCATAGAATTTTGATGACCAGCTCCTGCTGCAGCACAACCAGTTGCTATAGTTCCACTTGTAGTAGACCAACTAGAACCATTATATTCTCTAGTATTACCAAAATTTTGAGCAAATGAATTTGAATTTGTTCTACAACTACCTCCCCAAACAGTCATAGAATTTCCAGAAGTACCTCCTGGTGACATTCCAGCTCTGCTTATATTAATGGCACCTCCTGTTGACCATCCTGCTGCTACAGCATCATGATCATATCCATACCATCCTGAAAAACAATAAGGTGCTGTTCCTCCTGGATAATTAGGAGAAGCAGTATTGGTAGCTGGGAATGTACAAGAAGAGCCAAACTGACCACCTACTGTAACTCCTTTCATACCTACAATACCAAAGGAGCAAAAGGAATTATAATTATTACAAATTTTTTCCGCTGCAAACCCTTTAAGACATAATAATCCTGAACTAGGTACTGCCATAACTATTTAATTTTTAACTTATCAAGTTGATTTTGAAGTTCTTTAATTGCTTCTATCAATAATGCTACTATTTTATCATATTTTACTGCTTTATATCCACTAGGTCTAACTTGAATCAATTCAGGAAGGATAGTTTCAATTTCTTGAGCTATTACTCCTATATCATGTCCTTTATTATCATGAATTCCTTCTTTTTCTATCCAATCAAAGCTAACACCTCTAATTAATTTGATTTTATCTAAAGCATTTAATATAGGTTGCACATTTTCTTTTAATCTTTCATCTGAAGAATAAAATGCAAATATATCATTTGTAGCTCTAATAGTACCAGTAGTTCCTGAAGCACTTGTTCCTGCACCTAATGAATTAACTTGAGCATCAGAATCAGTAGTAAATCCTCCTGAAGGTCCTGTTGGTCCCGTTGGTCCTGAAGGTCCTGTAGGTCCAGATGGTCCAGTGCTTCCAGTAGGTCCTGAATTACCTTTGTTACCTTGTATACCCTGTGGACCTGTAGATCCTGTTGAACCTGTAGGTCCTGTAGGACCTGTTCCACCAGTAGGTCCTGTTGGTCCTGTTCCTCCAGTAGGTCCTGTTGTACCAAGTCTACCTTGTATACCTTGAGGTCCTGTAGATCCAGTAGGTCCTGTACCTCCTGTTGGACCTGTAGGTCCTGTACCACCAGTGGGTCCTG